AAATTGAAGAGATTGATAGGAGTAATTCTCCTACCCCTGTGGAAGGTGTGCCTCTTGATCCAACTACTGCAAAGACACCTGATTCTCCTACAGTAGCTCTTATAAGATTCTCTGCTGCTAATGATTATCTAAAAATACCAGTAGGAGAGAGAACCACTGAAAACACTCAGGCCTACATGGATGAGTACAATAAGCATTTAGAAGCGGCTCAGACTTTCATAACTGAGCAGGAAGCATTAGGTACGCCAGTACCAAAAGCACAAAGTGATTTCGTAGGTGACTCTTTCACAGGTACAGATCAAGTAGCTGAGGAATATACTCGCCTAGTAGAAGTGGAAGGTGCTACAGATAATGATGCTCTAAAGATCGCAGTAGACCTATTAGCCTCCAAAGCAGAGGGAATGACCACTGCGGAAGACAAGAAGACATTCATAGAAGACACCCTTGGATCCATGGATCTAAGTAACGTATCAAGAAAAGGGTCTCCTACGTCCGCTGAGTTGCAAGATGTTAAGAATAAGCTTGGCATCAAGGATGGTGAAAATACTAAACTAGATACATACATAGCTCTTCGTAAGTCCGTGGAGAGTGTGTCTGACCAAGTAATGTCAGGTGAAGAGTCTGACGGTAAGTTTAAAGGTCTTAAGTGGCATATAGCACAGGTTACTGAAGCAACTAAGCGTGGTAATTCTGATGAGGCAACCAGTAAGTTAGACTTCCTTAAGAAGTGGTCAGATTACCAAGCATTTAAGACCACTAAGTTCCAAGAGATCCAGGCATACAATGCTGAGATCCAGGCAGGTAACTCACCAACTCTTCCAACTAAGCTAGGTGGTGTTACCTACTTAGGCAAGGCAATTGACAATTTCACAATAGATTTTGAAGCATTTGGAGTTGATAAGACAACAGAAGAAGGTAAGAAGGTATGGTTCTATAATAAGACCAAAACACCTGCCCTAATTGCTACCATGGAGACTGACAGTGCTGCCATAGCAGACGTTCATGCTCAACTGGCCTCATTATATGCCCCAACTGTAGAAGTCCCTGTAGCGGCTCCTGTGAAGCCTAAAGAACAAGCACCTGTAACTGAAGTTCCTTCAATGGAAGATCAGGTAATAATTGACCAAACTGAGTCACAGATCAGCAAGCTAGAGGCTAAGTTAGCCAAAAAGCACTCTAAAGAGGAAGGCAAGCTGTGGAACAAGACAAAGAAGCTCATGGAAGCACGTTTGGTTAAGATGGGAGTGGTTCCTGTAGTTGAAGAGGACTTCTTAACATTCTCTGCAGAAGAGTCCGCCCAAGTTCATGAGGATATTGCAGAAGATGCTGCACAAAGAAAGGTAGATAATCCAACCTTGGATCCAGAGCTAGCTTACAACACGCAGACCGGTTTATTTGAAGAAGCTACAGATGTACCTACCAACATGGTGGTTACTAATGACAGCCCAGACTCTTCTATTAAACTTAGTGATTTCTTTGAGAATACAGGAAATGGTAGTACCACTGATGTACAGGGAGCTGTTACCCCTGACATAGCTGAGGACTCCCTAATAGGTAAGAGTTACTTGAAGACTGTTAGAAACTTCTTCAAGAATTATCCTAAGATTACCCACATTCTTAAATTAGATGACCGTCAGACTAAAGTATTAGGAAGTGTTCGTGATCTATTACGAATCATGTATAAAAACATGCCTGATGCTATTGAGAGTTTGCGTGGCAATGACTACGCCTATTCTGTTAACGCTGTTGGTGCAGACAAGAAGCAGACATGGAAAGTACTACAGTTCCCAATGCTTCTATTAGCTAAAGGTGCCAAAGAGAGGGCTAACTCTGCTAAAGGACATAAGGGTACTATAAAAGCGTTGTTCGATACTAATGTACTGAACATAATCAATATTACTGGCCTTAACTGGGTCACTACTATGGGTCAGAGCACTTTATACAATACTTCTGAGGACATTCACAAGATTGCCTCTAGTGAAGGTACTGCTCGCAAGATGAGTGATGAGACCACACAAAAACTACACATAGCAGGTACCTTATACGGTAACGTAGTAGAACAGTTGGGTAAGGCAGTGTTTAACCAGTTAGGAATCAAGGTTAAGCAAGATGCACTGGCAATACATGGAGATCGTATGATTACGTCTCTAGGTATGGCAGCGGTAGAGTCGCTTATCGCCTCTGGTATGCTTGTTAAGACTCAAATACCAACTAAAGACATATACACACTTCAATCCGGTGACTCTCAGGTTACATTTATACGCATAGCTACTGAGAAGACAGACAGCAATCTTGTTTTGGGTCAACCAACTCCCCTAGTACAATCAGTTCTTGACCTTACTAGTGCTAAAAACGCTAGTGCATACACTACTCTGATTCAGAAGATATCAGGTACTGAGCCTAGAGCTAAGTTCCCTAGATTTGGCAATGATATTAAGAAGCTTAAGGCAGGTGCTACTTATAATAAGACATCACGTCCATTACCTAAGAAGGTAATTAGTGACGTAAATAGGATGAATAAGGTCGATTGGAGATTTAAACCAGACATGCTATACCTTCTTCAACCTGAGAATAGAGAAGAAGCTACTGAGTTCTTTAAGCAACTTCAGGGATTTGAGTATGCTATTGAAGATCGTCCTCTATACCTTCAGATGGGTGATGTAGGTCGCAATCTGGGTATTGTTAATGAAATTCAAGGTGTGTTCGACTTCTATGACATGTATGTTGCAGAAGGAAGTAATGGGCCCTTTCACTTTTCATACAACACAGGTGAGAATGGTCGTCACAACGTCAATGAGAGTGCCTTCAGTTACCAAGGCAGTAAGCTAGTTCGCCATCTAATATTCGCTGATAAGTATGCTACAGGATCTAAAGATGGCTTTAGTGTAGAGGTTACAGCTGGACAAGGTGGTGACCACTTCCAGATGTTCCAATATGCAGTAGTTCAGGCATTAAGTAAGTCAGTAAAAATTGATCATGGTAAACATGACGAGATTGTTACTGAGTTCTATCGCATAGCTAATGATATGGACACACGAGAGAATGCAGCAGCTGTGTTTGCCGATGGCTATGGATCCTCTGTGACTGAGTATCTACAAGATAATGGCCTAGGCGCCCATGGTTTGGACGGCTTACAGGCATTAGGAAGCTACCTAAATACCAGTCCAATCCTGGATCAATCTAAAGATACTGCAGATAGTCGAGATAACTCTAAGACGTTCACTACCGACCTAGCTATCGAGACTGACGCTATTACGAGTGGATTTATGCTTACCCTAATGAACTTCGGTGCGCTAGGTGATAAGAATATTAGTATGCTCTCTACTGGTGGTATTTTCTTAGCTGATAAAGAGACAGGTGAGTTCCACGAAAGTATTCCTAAATTCAGGGAGAAGACTGGTAACACTAAAGACGTGTACACCATGCTTATTGATCCATGGAAATTAGCTGTAGATAAGTTGGTCGGTAAGCATAAAAGACTTTCTCCTATACTAGAATTAGTAGAAATGGATCGTAACACTGCTAAACCAATCATCATGCAGGGTAGCTACATGGCTCAATATAAGAGTCTTGTTAATAACTTTATAAATGGCACTTCCGATGGGCAACTGGGTAAGCTATATGAGCGTATTCATGCTGCAGATAACGCAGGTAAAGTTAAAATATTCACTAACTTACTGGATTTGAAGACCCCTGGAATACAGAAAAGTAATCCTACATTATTTAAGACCCGTTTAGATTCATTAATGGGTCTGAAGCTTAATGAGAGCCTATTGCCATACCCCTTAGTTACTAAGTACGAGGAGGTCTTAAGCAAAGTATATGGTGAGACTCTTACAGACACACTCGACAACATACTAACTATGCGTGACACGGCACAATCTGTTAACAAGATGGTCAACATGATGTCTTGGTACTACAGATGGCAAGTTAAGAAGGCAATAGATGCTGCTGGTGGCTACGCCAGTCTTACTCCTGCTAAGTTAACTAAGATCTATGAAGATCCTGCCTTAACAGCCCTACGCCCTTATCTGCCCACACCTGACTCTGTGTTAAAGGAAGAGGGACTTGCAGCACTAGCCAATGAAACAGTACGTGATCATACGTCCACTGATAATGTTGTTAAAATTAGTGGTCTTACCAACAATGAGGATGGACGTAAGTCTGCATACACACGCTCAGTGGAGAAGCGCACAGCTAATGAAGCAGCCAGATCCATAGTAGTAACTGTTCAAAGTATTGATGATACTATAGTTCGTGCTGTCATGAGCAAGTACAACGCTATGTCTGCGTTTGACGCTGTGTACACGAGTATTGGTCAATCTGTTGGCGCCTCACGTACGTACAACCAAAACGTTGCCTCAACTAGTGAAGGCTTCTCTATATTCGAGAACACATACAATAACTTCATGGAAGTTATGGCTCACACACAAGGTAGTGATAGATCTAACCTAGATGGCTTCATAAACTTCATGTCTGAAGATACTGAGGGCTTTAATTCTAAGAACTTCTCTGTAAGTACATTCTTACCTGAGATGTCCGGTGTTAATATCAGAGAGTCTGATTCAATGGAGTTCTTGCGTGACAGTATAACTGACACAATAGCTGGCATGACGGAACAGAATGATGAAGTAGCTTCTAACCGTAAGGAGTTCTTTGAACGCTTACGTGTAGTGGATCACATGGGCATGCCCGGTACAGCCTTCAAAATGAAACCCGGCGAAGATAGCCTTGGATCAATTACCCCTGTTAATGATGATGAGTTCAGCTACACTAAAGCAGGTGATTTGATTGCCGGCAATGTAGAGAAGATATTTGATGGTATTAAAGATAATCGTACTAACTCTCCTGAGCATGTAGCAAAGCTTCGTGATGTACTTAATCGTATCGTATCTAAAGTAATTAAGACTACTGACAAGTACGAGCTACACATGCAGTCTAAAGGTGAGACCTCATATGGCCGTCAGAGAGACGGTAAGGTCTTCTTGAACATTGGTAAGGGATTAGCCTTAAACCTTGTTACACCGTCTGCACAAGAGTCCTATGTACATGAACTTGTACACGTCATTACTCGTGCTGCTTTAAGTGACCCAAAGGCTAACGCTATCGTACGTAAGCTTAGTGCCACTATGAGAGATACTGTTACTCATCTAGAAGAGAAGTACAACGGTAAGCCTTGGAGAGTGTTTCTACAACGCGATGCTAAAGGTAACCCTGTGTATTCAGTCAATGTTAAGGAAGAGATCAAGGCTGCTAAAGCAGCTTATGACTATGTTTTTAACAATGCTCAGATGATAGAGACTCAATACATAGATACTGACTCAGGTAAGAAAGGTACCACCAAGATTCGTGCAGGATTGCATGAGTTCCTAGCATACGCATTGACCAACGAGCACCTAAACAGCGCTCTAGTGGGCATGAAAGTATCTAAGTATCAAGAAGTTGGTTCTCAGGATACTATCTTCCAGAAACTATTAGCTATCTTAGAGAATGTTATGGCCTGGGCTAAAGGTCTTATAGAGAAAGCTCAGAAGGCAACCCCAGCTGGTAACAATGCTGAACTTATTGAGCAGATGGTAGAAGAGCTTACTCATGTAAATGATAAGTTTAGATTCCGTACTCAGAAAGCAGTTGTTGCGATGACTGCAGCTAACAAAAAGGTAGTTGATGCTATAACTGAGAAGATGCTTAAGCCATTAGCAGAGAAGACTCTTTCTGCTAGAGATCATGCGATATTGGAGCGTAAGTTAGGTAAGGCATACGCATTACTATTTGTAGGATATATCAACCCAGTATCTCGTATAGAAAGTCGAACCAAGATGGACATAGTTCGTAAGTCTATGCAGGCATCCAAACGTAACTTTATAACTGAGCTGTATCGTGAGATCACAGGTAATGTGACACCTCATCAACGTATCCTTGAAAAGATGTTAATGGATGCAAAGAAGAATTTAGAGTCACAACGCGATGATGCTATAAGTGCTATTGCCATTAACATATCACGTGGATATATTGAAGGAGCTGGTGCACTGTCTACGTTTGAAGATGAGTCACACACAAGAGTGTTGATAGAGACTAATATTTCTTCTCTTATTAAAGATTGGACTAAAGTTAATATTCCTGCACTTGCTAGTATCATCTCAGACGATGCTACCAGAGCTAAGGCTATTGTTGATGTACGTAAAAAGCTTAATGCATATGGCAGATTAGGTGATTACTACATCGGTATGGCTAACAGCCTTGGATCAATCATGGCAACACAAAAGGCCACAGTAGATGGTTCCTTGATGAACGCTGCTCTGATAGCCCGTGCTGACGACCTAAAAGGTGTTCCTGGTATTAGAATGCCTGAGGTAATGAAAGATGCTGAAGCCCTCATAAATGAATTAGCTACCCTTACAGCCCTTGAATATAACACCCAAGATGCTAGACAGGCTGTGGCTAATGTTATGCTACGAGAGCATGCGAATAATTCAGAAAGGAATGCTGCAATCAACACATTGACTCAGATTGATGAGTTCAATAAGCAGTCTTTGGCTCGTAACTTTGATGGTAATAATATTCAGCAGTCTGCAGGCTACTCTAAAGATATCTACAATCCGGATATTAGTATCAGAGTGGATACTGTAGAGATGGAGGCCGAGTATAAGAAGCAAGGTTATGTTATGGATCCAGGTATTATACCTACTGATCCTGCCGATACAGACTCTCCTGCTACCATGAGAATGTACGTTAATAAGTCAGGTGGGCATGGTATTAGACAAAAGTTCATCATGTCTGTTACTAACACCAACATGTCAGGACAGAGTATAACCAAGAGAGCTAGTGAGAGTGGGGATAAGGCTGCCTTTGCAAAAGCTAAGAGATTGGTAAGAAATGTACGTGCACAGAATAAGCTTGAAGCATTGAAGCTACTAGGTAATCCTGATTATGTGAGCAGTAAGCCTAACATCATGATCCCTGTAACTGATCAGCTTGGTAAGGTAATGGACTTCCGCTATACAATGGAGAAGTCTAAGAGAGCCCGTGTATTTGAACAGAAAGCTGGTATGACAGCTGTATTGAGCCATATGTATGGTGGTATCGTAGATAAAGAAGAGACTCCTCGTATTAATAACAAGGTAATTGAAGAGCTGCACCTACAGTATCGTGAAAAAGGTATGAAAGGTAACAGAGACTTCGTAGAGGTGTCTTTAAACGCTAAGACTGAAGAGCTTAGAGAACTTTATATGATACTTCCAGACAGCACCAAGAGGTTCATAAAGTCACACACCGGTTCTGATAAAGTTATGATCCAGGCTGAGTTTATAGACATAGTATTTGGTCGCAAAAAGGTACAGTTACCTGGAGGCGACAAGATGCAAGTAGCCACTAATGCATGGACACAGATGATTGCTGCAGCCAAGAAGAACATTGTAATAAAGTGGCCTGCAACTTTATCTATGAACGTATTGTCTAACACTATGTTAGGTATTCTTTCTGGAGTACCACCTGAGTATATGGTTAAGATGCAGGCAGAAGGTGCCATTAAGCTTAATAACTATGTGGAAGATGGTAAGCAGCTTAGAGATCTTAACCTTCAGTTAATGACTGCTAAGAAGACTGGTAAAAGTACTAAGAAAATATTGGCTGATATATCTACGGTTGAGAGTAGTATAAATACATCACCAATATTGCCTCTTATTAAAGCAGGTGTATTCCAAACTATCGTGGAAGACATTGATGTACTGAACAATCCTTATTCGTATGCTTCTAAGATAAGTGAGTTCTTTGATGGTATTCAAGGTAAGGGAGGTAAGGTAGGTGGGTCTGTCGCAGGTGCACGTCAAGCTTATCGTTATGCTTACATGAGTGATGACACTGCAGTATTTAAGGCCTTAATGAAGACCACGCAGTTTAGTGACTTTGCTGGTAGGTATGCAATCTACCAATACATGACTGTGCATGAGAGTGTGGAAGAAAGTGCTGCATTGGAACATGTTATGGATGGTTTCGTTAACTACGAAACACCTACTAACAAGTACATCCAGTTTGCCAACGACTATGGCTTACAGATGTTTACTAAGTACGGTTTCAGAATACTACGTGCTATCTCTGCTTTGCTCCATGGCAAACCGTTGAACGCTATAGGCTTCTTAGTACTTAATGATGTACTTGCTGCAGGTCTAGCATCACCATTTGATGCCACTCCTTTTGATAACTATGCTAGTCCAGTGACTAACATAATATCTGCAACTACACAGAGTGGTACTAAGGCAGCAATGGACACTGCCTCACTACTGGGTGTGATTGACTAGTCATCAGACTCTTCATTAACTGCTGTAGATATGATCCATGAGATCATACCTACAACTGCTACCAGCCCTAGTCCTAAGACTATGGGCAGGAACAGTATTGCAATAAATAACAAGAGAGCTAACCCAAATATCTTGAGCCTTCTCATGAACCACTTCAAGAGAATAGGCTCTTGAACTTCTGACCAGCACTTTGAGGTTTTGGATCAGTAGAACTAGATGGCACACCAAACTTCTGGTTCAGTCCTTCTACTACTGCCTCTACTTCAAAGTTCATCTCAATCTGTTCTTCAGTATGAAGTTCAGTTGTTTCGATAACACCACCCCATGGAGTAGTAGCCGGCTCAACAACAGCCTCACCACCCATAATCCCATCCAACTCTTTAACAAGGGAGTTTACTTCCTCGTTTGCAGCATTGAATGTTGATGGTTTAATGATATCTTCTTCAATAGGGGCTATGAAGGCATCAGTGATGGTTAGTTCAACGGTACCATTATTTGGTATATCGTTGCCTTTGACCTTTCTGCCACCTTTCACGTGGATATCTAAGAGACGCTCTCTGATATACCCCCGTCTAATATAATACTCCCGAATCGCTTCTTGAACGTCTTCGGTCTTCATCTTAATGTCCATTAGACCTCCGTAACGGTAATAATAACCCTTGGATCATCCTTGTCCTTATGTCCAAATACAAATGTAGTACGGACTATATGTGTGTAGTCGTCATCAGGTATGCAATTAAGCTCTACAAGAGCATCCTCGAAATACTTCTGATGTACTGACCCTACATTACCTAAGTCCGTCCTACGGGCTGTTTTGGGCATTAGACAATACTCAATCTCTATCGGACACTTAAACTTAACACCAGTAAGTTGGGTAAGCATCTCATCTTTATAGATGATCTTTGCTTTGTTAAGCGTCTGATAGTGAGTGTTACGGTAATTGTTCAGGTTAAGAATAAACTTCCTACCCTTCTTATTTACAATAACACTCAGTGGTGAGTCGAATGCCTTATGCATTATTACTTACCGAACAAGCTCTTCTTTGGCTCAGATGAAGCTTCAGCAGTTGCCATTGGTGAGGCACCTTGTGTGTCAGCAACTTCACCAGCTTTAGCAGCAGACTTATCACGAGTATTGCCAGTGTTCTTGTCAGACCACTTAGCATAGAACGCAGCATCTGTAGCTCCATCATTGATCTCGCTAACCGTTAACTGGTCAGAGGTACGGAATACCTTGTCGATTTCGTTGGAAGTACGAGTAGCACCGTTAGACTTAGGTACGTAGCTGCCTTGAGCATTCTGCTCATTCTTGTTTTCGATGATCTTAAGAACACCAACAGTGATGTCTTGACCCAATAGGCTCATGATCACGTCTTTCTGCTGAGGAGTCTCTTTACGAGCTGTGAAGTCATACAACTTCAAAGTCTTAGTATCAATTTCCTGCTCAGACATCTCTTCGCCATTAGATAGCAAGCAGATAGCGTTAGCAGTGTTGAAACCTGGCAGGTACTTAGTAGAACCATCGCGCTTATCAATGTAAGTGTTCTTACAGCCTTTGGCAGTGCCAGAAGTCATGTAGATGGTTTGACGTAAGTTCTCACCACCAGCGCCTTTAAGCACTAGGTTCAAGCTGATAGCTCCACCCTTTGACGTATCAAAGTATGCAGTATCAATAGTCATGTCGTATACGCCAGACTCAAGTAAGTAGCTTCCGCCACCGATAACGTCTTTCTCTACCTTAATTGCTGCAGATGATTGTAAATTCTTTAAAAAACTCATAGTAGTAATACCTTTATTAAATATAATATTCGTGTAGTCGGTTAATAACCAACTGTACATCGTTGTCTGTGAATGATTCGTTCTTAGTCCACATACTTAGTGGAGCTCGCATACGCTCATTAACAGTATCTTTAGTGATACGTGTTTGGAACACATACTTAAAACCTAGCTCTTCTTCATCTTCAGTGATGTCCAAGAGTTCGCTTTCGTATGGCTTAAGGTGCTTCAAGTTAACCTTCTTCGTACTAACAACAGTAGAGAAGTAGGACTCAATGCCTTGGTTCATAAGTGAACCCTTTACCTTAACTAAGGTCTCTAGAGCCATCTCTGCATCATTCATGATGTCAGTGGTATGGGCAATAAAGATAACGTTCTTAGTTGATTCGGCTACATACTTGCTCATTAACTTCTTGAAGAATTGAGCATAATCGCCCCATGCCTTCATAGTGTTAGATGAGGTAAGCACATAGTACGATTCGTACATATCCATCATGTAGGTCAAACTATCTACAATGATTGTATGTACATCATCCATAGCTTCAGCTTCAACGAATGCTTCATAGACCTGTAATGGGTCAGTGATGCCAAATTCTTTAAACTTACTACGGAATGGGAGTTTCTTGTTGTTCTCACAATTAAGATAGATAACTCCTTCAGGATCTTTAATGCTCATCAGACTAGCTGATTTACCTGTAGCACTCTTTCCTGAGATGAGTACAAGGTTGTCGTTCATTTGCATAGATTCCACCTATTAATGGGTTACTTCGGATCGGGAACTACCATATGTGACGTAACCTTTCACACCAAATTTGGCAAGGTTACCTTCCATCTGTAATGCATGGTCTACATATGATGAGCGTACGAATGCATAACCATCCTTACCAATCTCATCTAGTGCTCCCTGTATGCTGATTAGAGAGTGATCCTTAGTTACATCCCACTCTACATCGTCAAATACAAAGAACGTGTGACCGTCCTGTACATCAACTCTATGGGATAGTTCAAAGATTGCTTCAGCGATAATGTCCTTATTGACACTATCTACTGCAATTAATACATCGCCTCTAGGCATAGCTACTCCGAATCTCGTTTAGTGACAGCAGAAATTGCTGTGGTTAGTACAGTCCTCTCAAGTTCTTCTTGAGGTAATGGATTCTTAAGCTTGGTGTTAAACGCAGTTACTGCATTGCGAATAGCCTCAATCTTATAACCCCCATCAACTAGAATGTACGTGTACTTGATCAATGTATTGGATCGACTGCCTACGCCTGCACTCAAGAGCAACCAACGCTCTAAGTTAGACATAGAAGAATGATCCATGATCTTTTGGTGTTGCTCTGCTTGCTTATTTGTATCAGGGATAAACATCAAGGCATCTAGTGTCATACCTTCTTGATAAGAATAGTCTCCAGGAAAAGACTCCCACTTACGTGCGATATCTTTTGTGGATCTATCTGTCTCGAACGGTAACCACTCAAATAGGTTTGTCATAAACTTAGCGTATAAAGCAGTATCCAGTCTCACAGTATGCGATAAAGGCATAATGATTCTAAACCGGTTATCTGCTTCTGTATGACGCTTAGTAGTGGCAAAGAACGCTTGGTAATCCTTCAACAACATCTTCGCTTGCTTCAGAGAAGTGCCTTCATCTACGTCTAGAATAACTAGGTTAAAGCCTTGTATGGCTTTATCTGATGAGCGGTACTTATCATTGAAGTGATGAGCTGTGTAATGGAAACCGGGCATACTTACCAAGTTATGGAGTTGATCCCATGGAGCGAAGTCTGGCTCAAAATCAGTAACAATATTATCTGAGTAAGATATCCGCAGGTTATTCATGTCCGTTACGTCCATGGTTTCACCCTTAAAGAACTCAATACTGTCTGAATGGGAAGTACGAATAATAATATTATTCCTATATCCCCAAGCAATAGCTTGAGTCATCATATCCTTCCGGTGGGCTGCTCCTCCTCTAAAGAACGGCAGATCCTCCATTAAGTCTACATGGGTCACTTCCTTTCGTGCATCAGCCAAGTACAATGCAATACGCTCGTGTGTGCGAGGTCTGTTAAGCATACGCTTAAAAGCGTCACCAGAGTCCTCCACCAACTTAAACGCACTGTACAAGTGAGCTGAAGTAATCACAGCACTACTATCAATGAATGCATAGGCGCCTGCGATCTTAAGAGCCTTAAAGTAACGATGGCTCATTTCCGCCTTCAACATGTCCTCAAATTCACGCATATCACGTGCTCTGGCTTCACATAGCTGACGGTACTGCAGTAGTAGGATAGATTCTGCCTTGAGCAAGGGGATTTCTTTCTCAAAGTTAATGGAGTCTGCCAACTTATGAAGACCAATAGCTAAATCGTCTAACGTTTGATCAGATGAGTGATCAGTTAGGCGATCGAACAGCTCTTCGGGTGTTACAGACGTGTCTGTTATGACCGCTGTGGAGTATCCAAAGATACACCTACGACCAAACCCAGTCTCTAACATCGACAGGTACTCTTCCTCTGTCTTACCACCGTTTAGTAACTTACTAGGTGTACCGTATAGCATCATGTTAGTGGGAGTTTTACCATCAATCTCCTCACTACGTAGATTCTCTGCAGTGTTCTTAATAAGCTTCGGCTTGATCTTACCCACATCGTACAGCTCCAAGAACGTAGTCAATACGTCAGTGTTCTGTACAAGGTTGGATCCAATCTCATCAATCTCTAAGTTAATAGAGCCTGCGCCTGACATAAGTAACTTATGCCTCATTTGCTTGATAGCAGGTGATGTACCTGAATCAAAGCTAAATAATAGTGGGCCCAACATCTCGAACTCTTTATGAAGCTTCTCTTCCATCTCATCTAAAGGAACATTATTCCTAGTAGATCTCTTGATAGCTTCATTGTGAATACTCTCAGCTGCAATAGCTGGGTAAGTATCCGACAAGAACCGTTCCTTGAATAGATGGATCACCTTCTCTTCAATTATGTTGGTACTTAGGCCTTTACCTGATCCAGATACACTGAGATTAACAGCGTATGTGTTCACAGGAATGGTACCCTGGTGTAAGGTTTTGATATTCACTCGCATCATCGACGCTACTTTTGAGAAGTAGTACGCTGTCAGAATACGAAAGAATAACGGGTTACTGTTTTGGGTCTTCTGCACCAGAGTCTTAACTAGCTTCTCTTGGGGTACAAAATACTCCATATCTTCAAATGCTTTCATAGAGTTCCTTTACTAAATTATATTTGCCATAGCCATAGCCCGCTCCACTAATATATAAATAGACCATGGTGGCATTACAATGGCTAATAGTGTCCACCAAAACCCTTTGGATAACACTATACCTGCTAGCCACAATATTAATAGGACTAGTCCAGTCGTATTGTTTATACTCATACTGATAGCCTCCCTGAGGCAACATACCCTTGGGCCTGTTCACAGATGCCAACAGCAGGGCAGTACGCACAGAATTTGACTTCTCCACTTACTTCAACAACGATACCAACTGAACCATCTTGACTTAACTTAATGTAAGCATCAGATGAGTTATCGAAGTTCTTTGTAGACCTTGCTCTCTTAGCAGGATCTTTATAGTACTTGTACACAGTAGGACGTTCCCATAGCTCTTCAGGAGTACATGCAGGCATACCTGATTGCTCAGAGTGCTCATACTTGTCCAATAGAGAGATACGATTAGAAACAAATGCTTCTGTGTCCTGCTCTGACTTTAGAATGTACTTCTGAGGCAATATACGGCTACTGGGGTAGCTCTTGTCCATACGTGCCTTAGCACTACTCCAATCCGTAAAGATGTAGTCAATGATCATATAAGGCTCTGTAATGATCTCTGGGAAGAGCCACTTATAAATACTTCCTTGCTGGATGTACTTATCCTTATTAGATTGATTGATATACCCATACGTACCGGTAGTCTTGAAGTCTTCTAAAACACCTTCAGATACAAAGTCGAACTTACCTGAAACGGTGTACTTACCTACCTTCTTGGATCCACGTATCTCCATATAAACAGGGATACATCCATCGAATAGCTCATCCTTAGTTGGATTAATGCGAACATTATCAATCATTCGAGGGGTGAATCGTAGGGATGCTAGTGCTGCAGGTAGCTTCTTACTGAGCCATGCGTTTTCAATAGCTGTATGAACAGCAGTACCCATCCTACTAGGGATAAGGTCAGCAATGTCAGTGGAAGAAGCGCTCTGTATTCTACTACCTAATACAAGGCTCTTAATGGGCTTTAATAAACTGGTAGCACTTACAGTGTATGGATCAGAATTGTGATCGTAATCATCATTACTTAACCATACCGCTATAGACAACGGTAAGTTGGTATTGTTTGTGAACATAGTTTTCTCTTCATAGAAATGTGCGGAGCACATTGATCGTTATTTAATAGATTAGTTAAGGTACCCCCTCTGTCACCAGCTGCGGGGGCCACAGCTCTATGGGGAAAAACACTAACCCTGGCTTATTGATTTTTTAACCCTAAGCGCTAGGCCCAGTAGGTACGCTCATCAACGAGAGCGCAACTACTGTATCACCTTTATAGTGCTGCATCTATGATTTCCTGAGCTGTAGCATTATTAGGTATTGTAATTTTACTACCCATACTTGGATAATAGATTTCTAAGTTTGCACCTAGCTTAACAATGTCATGCTTAAGTTCCGGTAACTCCTGCCAAGACATGCTATCTACTAGGTTTGTGTTTAACCAAGCTATTAGATCTGGATCAGTTTTTACCATGTAATACTGTGCATCATGTATATGTGCAATAGGTAAAATACTATATCTATAAGCAGAGGTATGAACCTTGCCCATAAATTCATTAGCTGCACGGTTATTAAGTAGTCCGTATGACTGACCTAATGCGTTGCCGGCAGTACGTCCTTCAGCCTGTGCTTCAAAGGGCGTATGACGTGTGTTTAAGATCGTTTGAGCTAGAACAGGTGTTCTTAGGCGTAGACCGAATGCACCTGTTACATAGCCATTCTTAGTAGCCTCTATGAGCTTAACTTGTACCCATTCATCGGATACCTTGTACAGCTCGTGATAGTTATCAACAATCTCACGTGCTTCCTCTTTAGAGAAACCTAGTGTGTTGACTAAGGTATGCTCAGTTCCCTGATAGGTAAGAGCAAACGTAGGGCCTTTGGATCGTTGCCTAAGTGCCTCATACATCGTTTCAATACTATTGATCGAGGCAACTGTGTCCACGATATCAGGCATCTGCTTACCAAAGTATGCGAATGCTCTTAAACAGTGACCGTCATAGCCATCTGCATATACTTTAATCTTGTTTGGATCTTTAGTTGTAAGAGCTGAAATCTTGTCTTCAAGACTAGAGAAGTCAGCACCCACTATGACCCACCCAGGAGGAGCCTGAAAGCATCCTTTAATTGCCTTAGCAAACTTACTCCCAGTAGATGGAAGCTGTTGTAGGTTGATCTTAGAGGAGCTCAGGCGTCCTGATTTGGTACCACCCAAATGAAAGTTACCATGAAGGAACCATTTACCCATCTTGGGTATGGTCTTGAATAAGAAAGCAGGGACGAATGCAGTTAGTAACTTACTAACCTCATTTATCTCCATCAGATACTTAAGGACTCTTGCTACCTTGATAGCATCATCCCTATTCTTAATCTTAGATATTCCACTCATAGTTCAAAGTTTCCTGTGCATCTTTGATGTAGTTAGATAGAGCTATCTCTGGGAAGTCTTCTAATGAAATGCTAGTACGTAGTACAATGTTAGATGTGAGATGGTCTACTAAATGACCTGGGGTATACGTCATACCCTTCATCTCTACTTTAAGCTGATCCAGAAGTAGCACTGTATGCATCCTGTTAAATGGAGCAGACTCTGACTCATCAAGTACTAAATTAATATCACCAGTAATTGTGTTGCTCTTAAGATTATAGTTATCAAGTGACCAACTGATACTCTGCGCCCCAGTAGAGAGCTTCGATAGACCTAACCTAAACTGCTCCCCTAGGTCGCTTAACTTGAATTTATCCATAATATACTCCTTTTAGGGAACTTTGGGTTACGCCATGAATGTATTAACACTGGTGGTTTCCCAGTGAGTAGTTGCCTTAGTTGAATATCAGGGTAGTTTTTTATCTCTACCTTTAATGGTAGATCTACGGTGTACTTAGTACTGTGTGCTCGGCGCCATCTATCAATACTGATGATATCCATCTTACTTAATACAATGCCCATAGCCTTCTCAAACTTGGGCCTATCGTGCCCATCAGTTAACTTGATCCTAAGTTCACCATACATAATGGTTGGTATCCTAGAATACCTAACACATAGATTTATATGGATCACCTTAATATGGTCACGGAGTATCGGAGTACGTTTAACCACATCAACGATTCGGTCGAATAGTAATTCTTTAGCAGTGCTCACAACTCCTCCTCATCAATGTCATATTGATTAAGTAACAACTTATACAGCTTCTTAATGGTTTTCTTCCCAGTAGCTGGTTGCCCTGTGTCTGTAGTATCTAACACTGGAAGCCCTAGGAAGCCATATAAGAGACTGCTAAGCTGAAGAGGACTATTGGTATTCAATGACTGAACAAACTCGTCCAGAGGCTTAAACTTCTTCTTTAGAAGGGTATTCTTAAGAATGAATGCCTTCTTCTGCTCAAGCCACAGGTAGTCTTTAACTAACTCTGTTCTGTGAAGGTTCCTAGTACTAGTAGACATAATCTTTTTGAGATCTTCCTCCACTACTTCAATGGAAGGCATATCCATAGGCATACCTGTAAGTTCCATCTGAGTGATGTTCTTAAGGGATGGTATGAATATGTTACGGTAGATCTCTAACTGATCGTCCTCACACATCTTGTCGTAATACTTATTGAATACATACCAAGTACTAAGGCAATCAACCAAGTTGTAGTTCATAAGATCTACATTTTGGATCAAGTTAATATCATGGATATCTTCCTGAGCATAGTTGCCTGCATACTCAAACGCATTATGTTTAAGTGATAGTTTATTCTCAGCTGTGTTATTAGTAGCTAGGTATGTGATGATCTTAGTGTCATCTATGTCCCTGAACATAACGTCCAGTGCATCTACCATAGCAACGAAGTCAGTACTCACCTCCCTCATAAACACGTCGTATATAATACAACGAATATCAAATGAGGCATTGTGGTACTTAAGGTTACCTTTGTACTGGGTGAAGAAAGCGTAAAGTAGATCAACTAGTTTCCACTTATCCTCATCTGTACGTGTAATCATATGAGATACGTTTATAGTAACGCCTTCATGCTGATTCCATGCAAATGCAATAGTACCAATACGAGACTCACCAATAGATAGGCCAAAGGTCTCTACGTCACAAGTGAGTGAGGGATACTGGTGTAAAGATTCCAGCTGGAATTTAATATCAGCTAGATCATCCACATAAGTAGATGAGTGAATTATACCTTGACCAATTATCTGGTAGTTACCACCTAGGTCAGCTGATATAGCTTCAAGACTTATATCTATCTTCTCTTGTAGAGCTGGGTTATAGAATAGCCCTTGATAGTTAGCAGTAAGGAATACATTCATGTGCTCAAATCCTTTAACCATACAGGGCATTTTATAGCTGTAGTGTGGCTCAGACTTAGATTGTTTAGTTGCTGCTTTGAAGTATGTAGAGTCGGCTATTATTACAGTAATAATGCCCTCTGCATCCAGATCAGCTAAAAGTGCAGGTAGTACTTCCTTAATCATCTTAGCAGGCGCCTTACCAGCAGAGTTGAACTCTAATGGCATTACTTTTAAACATGCTTGTAGGGGCTCTGCATAGTGCTTCATTACACCATCGTATTTATAGGCAGATTCTTTGATCAACAGGGCAGCATCCGGGAACTTGTCCGGATCAGTGTAAAAGTGTTTCATAGGTACCTCAGGAATTAGGTAGTCCGTTTTTAACCACAGGAGGACTAGGCCTGGAGGAACACCCTATGGAGTAGGCTGGTTTGTGTATGATTAGTGGTCTATTAGATCCTTTGGATCAATACCCATCTCTCTTGCCATGTTACGCAGCTCTACTTGTGTACGTGCGTGGTGGCGTTTATCTTCATTCTCTTGTTGAATTTCAACAGAGCGCTTACAAATTGCTTGGTACTCTTCTAGGCTTTGTAGCGGTGGGAGTGTCATTGGAAACCATCTTGTAAAAGACTTTCACATTATCTTCACCAAGAATGTCTAAGACATCTTTTAGTGAGTAATACTTAGTCAGGTGAGACATCAGTTCCTGAATCTTCACTGCAGTATCGTGATCCAATCCAGTGCTTTCGTTATTATTGATAATACTACTCCTACTATAAAGGATACAACTGATTCTATAGCTAGATCGTCTTCATTTATGCTCATGATGTACCCCTTAAATTTAAGGCACATATTATATATCAGAATAGGGTGGTAGTGGTTAACTCTTCATAACCAAATGCCTAGCAGGGAAGCATCAAGACACTCATTTACTACCATAAAATTGTTAGGCTATTCCCATCTGTAAAAGATGTGATCACCTATAACACCAACACGTACCATACCTCGATCGTAGATCCAGTTAGGGCTAATCCCTATAGCATGGTAGTGGGTAGAGCCATCGGTAATATCAGGGTAAATACCTGACACAATACCACTAGCTAATTTATTCGATTGGCTCCAGGCTGTCATGTCTCTAGGACTATCAGACCTACCATCGCACCACCAACTGAAGTGGCACCTATTACGAACTGGAACATTATTCCAGTATCTTCCTGCTTTTACAACACTGCAGGCATCATCTTTGTACCTAGAATCAGCAACTCTGTTCATAACTACATGATTTACAGCCAATTCTCCTGCTGTAAGCTCTCCTCTAGCCTCATGGTAACCATTAAGGGCTAGGCAAATCATTAATTCCGCTATCATCTAACATCTCCATTTCATCTACCATAGTTTGGAAGTGAGTTAGTGCACGTTGTTTATCAGTGGTCTTAAAGATATGCACACCATTTACATTATTTGAATGTACTTGGTGCATACCTTTGAGGTTCATCATCATGACAACCCCCTCATTGTTTTGAAATCGTTTACCCATAAATACTCCTTAAAATAAGGGATACCTGTTAGTAACAGATACCCCTTTAACCATTACTTAGTAATAGCTGTATCAACCTGTAACGCTTTAGCTGATTGCATAGTCATGATCTGCATGAACTGGTCAACCGTGCCTAGAGCGTTACCTGTATTGCCACCACCACCAAATACCTGCGTAGGTACATTGATTTGTGCAGCTGCATTAGCCCAGAACTTCTGAACCTTTACGTGAGCATCAAGCTTCTGTTGCAAAGCACCATCAGCCTCTAATACCACACGCTTTTCATAAGCAGTTGCATCAGCAGAGACTGTAACAGCCTGTGCGTCAATCTTAGCTCGCTCAAGCTTGATTAGAGCTGTCTGCCTAGCAATGTCTGCTTCTTCTAACATACGCTCTGCAGCGATTAGAGCAAGCTTCTTGGTAGTCTCAGCTTCGGTAGTCTGAGCAATCTGCTCAACCTGTGCGGAAGCCTGACGCTTGGCAATATTAGTCTGACCTGTTTGGATCGCTAACAACCGTTGCTCTTCCTGCTCTTTACGAGATTCTTGAGCTACGATACGACGAGAAGCTGCATCTTTACGAGACTGCATCTGCTGTTCAAATAGATCATCTGGATCAAGGTTCTCAAGGATAGCTGACGCTACAGTGATACCATATTGAACATAACCATGAGCTTCACGAACTACTAGACCATCGACAGTAACCTTCTGCATCTCTGTACGTAGGGAGGCTAAGTTACCCAGATCACTAGTGTCTTTAGCAACATCTGAATCAGATGAACTCATCTTAGACGCTGTAGCACCACGTACATTAGACACAACTACCTGCTTAACTTTAGGACGACCCTTAGTTACAGCATCACGGTATTCAGTCTTATACTCATCACGCTTACCGCCAGCATAGTAATCTTCCATAGAGAATAGGTTAGAAACCGAATCCAATGATGAAGATACTGCAGGCTTAAGTGTAGTTGTGATTAAACGCTCAGGTGATCGGAATGTACGGTGCATAACCATAAACGACTGAGTATCCTGTGGGATAGCAAATCGAGTAGATTGCGTTACATCACCATTCCAGTTATCAGACAAGCGTACCGGGTAAGGTGCACGTACTGATGAACCACTCATTGATTCGTCATTGGTGTTAGCAATGGTCACATAGTGAGGCCATGCAGTTGTACGTCCCCAACCGGTATAGAACCATCCTGTAGAACACGAAGCTTCTTCAGTACCGAATGCAGTCTGTGCATGAGTACAATAACCAGCATCGTTGTATGAGATGGATCCAAATATAGTTGACAGGGATGCGATGACAAGTACTAAAGTAGCTAAAGCATTCTTAGCTTTCGATGCCATCTTAGCACCCCGTACTTGTCGCTCATTCTCTGGGTCATGTGGTGCCATCTTATAGATCAAAACCACAATAGCGATAAGTGCAAATATCACTCCTACGATTAATGAAAACATGTTAATTCCTTAGTTAGATTTGATTAATAATCACAAAAGAGAGCGGAGCTCTCTTATGAGAGTAGTAAAAGTCTTATTTGTAATTCATTTAGTAATGCATACATACCAACATCTCTCAGATCATCTTTAGAGAATGTTTCTGGAGTTCTTCGCTGAATCAGCTCATTGATATGAGGAGGTAGTGCATATGCGATATCCTGGTTACAGGATGCTTTGTTATTCAACAGAGTAATGTAGTTACGTATCTTAGATATAGTTTCTTCCAACTGCCTTATCATGTTGATGTACTTGAACACACCTGTTTGGTGCTCTGCACTCAGATCACATATATACACATACTCACTGTTGTAATTGTTTGTAACAATTACAGGATTACATACGTATATTCGCTTACAGTCAGGAGTAACTATTGTGTACCAGTCCTGTCCCTTAATATAGGTGGGTAAAGTACACATATAGTTAAAGAACTTATCCTCAATTCCCTTCTTCAAGGGAGCAGTGTACTTGTCCTTTATAGCGTGAAATATCTTCGTAGAGGTAGAACTACTATACATATCAAGTCACCAAATGGGCTTTAGACATAGCCTTATTAATTTCCAATTGATGTACCAGCTCTATCTTCATCTTACTATCTTCCAACTTGAAAGATGAGAAAGTAGGCGCCTTACCATAGTCCTCATTAACAACAACAGCATTCTTGAAGGACTTCATCAATGTCATTGCGTCATCTAGTGGCATTACTAATTTAAAGTCATAGCCAAAGGTTACTTTAGCTAGTACCTCACCATGCGTGATCTGACTCATAGTATATTGTCTCCCCATAAGGTTGCGGATCGTGTTTGGAGTAACAGATCCACATTGTTTCAAACTCATATCCGTCCTCCGGTCTGATAGTCTCAGCATATAAGTCGGTAAAGTAGAGCAGTACGTTAGTATCATGCTCTTTGCAGTACTCTAGTGGTGGTATAAAGGACGTACCTCCATTACCAGAGAACTTAAGCTTCATGATCTCAGTACTATCATCCACTTCATGTATGTTATGGATCTTGTAGTCACAGTCTAGGATTGTCATCTTATCTGGTTGGTAGGTATCATAGATACTCTTCACCTCAGTAAGAATCTCTGCAAGCATAGCCTCACTAACAGAACCTGATGTGTCTACTGCCACTGTGATGTGATCAATACTCTCTGAGTACATCGTAGGCATGTAGTGATTGGGCATATATCGTCTGTTAGGACGTGCCCATGTGTAGTCATCTTTAGCAGTAGAATCCATGAATCTAGCTAACAACTGAGTCCAATCTAAGACCGGGTTGATGAGTTCGTCAATCATACGATCAACTTCACCAGGAATCTTTCCAGCTTCCTCACCACCTTCCATCTTAGCTTGAGCTCTAGCCTTGATAACAGTATCTTGGACACTACTAGCAATGTCATTCTGAGTGTCTTCGTCCTGATCACCAGAGAAGTCCACATCACCACCTAAAGTATTAGGCTGATCCTGTGCATCCTGGTCTTTGATCAAGTCATCATAGACCTCTTCAGTACTCCAACCATGATACTTAGCATCATATAGGTGTGGCTCAGGCAGTACGTATCCACTATTGCGTAGTATATCGTTGATGACAAAGTCACCAGCTTGGTTATACACACTATGGTCACGAGTACCTAGACGAATCATATGCATTAGGGCTACGTGCATAATCTCGTGTGCCAATACACCAATACGTTCCTGCTTACTTAGTGAGCTAAAGAACGATGGGTTAAACATAATACGTTTGCCATCAGTGGCTGCAGTATCAATAGCATTGGTAAACACATGCTTCATCATAAGACCGACAGATATCAGGAAGGTACCCCCTTGCATCATTAAACCAATCTTGGACTTATCCAGCTCCTTTTGGAGTGCTGGTGTAATATCAACTTGTGGGTATTTCTCTTCCATAATAATCTCCGTTTATGTTCTGTAATTGAATTTACATGTAAAGTGATCCACTCCAACTTCATTACGGAAGTCTGAGTAATATTTCAGCATGTTTTTAACGCAATGTCGTGTTAGATAGGATAATCTGTAATTATCTGGGGATTCAATTACCTGCTTCATACACATCTGAGCATCATAACTACTCTCAACGAACTCCAAGATAGCAGCATACTTAATGGCAGCATTATCACCTCTATCGGACATCCGATACAGATCTCCGAACTCGTCTGGGTCTGTTAAGACTAACTTACCGTCACTCTTAATGTAGCTCATAAGTGTTACCTTCTTGATGAGATCATCAATTTTAGTCTTATGAGCCTTACGCACCTCTTTATTAGGAGGCATGTAGACGTTATCAGTCACCAAATTCTGAGGCGAATAGGTACCATCTTCATTAGGTATGAACTTAATGCTGTCAGGATTTCGCTTCCTTATTAAACCAAACCCTTTGTATTCTGCTTCTGGATCAGACATATCCATGATCATCATGAAGTCTTTATCAAGATTGTTCTTAGGCACCTTAACGTAAGGCTTTCCTTCCCGATGTCCTTTTATTTCAGTCATTAAATCAATGCAGTAACGTATAGGTGATACCACAATACCTAGAGGCTCAAGGTATCTAATATTACGCGGCACATGGAATAAAAGATCAAAAGAGCCATCCTCATATACCTTGGATCCTATACCACCATGTGATTGCTGAACGAAGTACCTATCCAAGGTTTCTGGATCGAATCTAGGAGTGTACTGTCCTGACAGGTTGGCTAGGCCTTTATTAACTCCTACATCTTTCCTACAACTAATAAGCTCACTGAATACATCGGTGGTCTTGGCATGGTCTAAAGCTGTTAAACATCTCATAGCATCTCCTGAGCGTTCTTAGTGATCCACTGATCAATGTAAGGTGCGTTAATGATTTCAGGATTACGTCGTACAGATGATTTCCATGTAACTACTTGGAAGTCTGCTGGTAAACGCTCCACAAATGTTGCCAATGAGTCAATGTTCTCTGGGGTAACCTCATACGAGATCAAACCAGCTAGAGCATAGTGAACACTTGGCTCATTAGGAATACGCACTGTCTTAGGCTTATTAATAATATCTTTAATTTTAGGAAGGCTATCAAAGATCTCACTGAAACCTTTAAACTCCAATGCTGGGCCTTCACCTACAGTACCTGCAGCACATACCATATCAATATGGTTCAACTTAGCCTTACCATCAATCTGCTTAGATAAGAACTCCCATGTACGAGGGCAAGGAAACGTATCTCCTGCATGTGATGGATCAAACTTATGTAAGAGTTCCTTACGATATTCAATGAAGCTGGTGATGCGATGATCAATACCAGCTGTAGTAGCCCACTTAAGCCACGCATTAGGGTCTACTGCCATAGTTAAATGAATAAGACGTGATTGCATAGCCGTACTCATACGAGTCGTGATGGCCTTGTCTGTAGTCAGGTTACCTGCAGCCACAATAGCAACATGGCTATGTAGTTTATGCTGGCCTACCTGCTTATCAAGGCATAGCTTGTATGAGGCAGCTTGTACAGATACTGGCGCACTGTTCATCTCATCTAAGAAGAGTAACCATCCACTAAATCCATCTGGAATAGGGTCACCTTCAATAGGAAACATCTCACCTGGGTGAAATGTAGAGCGACCTTCTGCTGTAACACCAGGGAACCCCTGTAGATCAGTTGGATCAGCTTGGCTTAGACGAAAGTCTATAACCTTTAAATTAAGTTCTTCAGCAACCTGACGTACAATGTCAGACTTACCAATGCCTGGGCTACCCTTAATAAATGGTACCAGACCTGCGAATAGAGTTCCGACAACCGCTTGAGGGATGTCTTTTGTAGATAATTCCATAATTGTTCCTAATAATTAGTTAATTCAACAAAACGTGCGGAGCGCGTATAAAAAAAGACACCCTTAGGTGTCTCTTGTGATTGGCTCAATGGCCTAGAGTGATAGCAGTTTAGCGTTAAGCTCTGCTAGTTTTTTGAGGTTGAACTGGTTAGCCCAATCCTTCCCGTGTTTAACTGCCATTTCATAGTTAGCTATCTCACCTTTCACGTAATCTAACTTCTTTTGGCGAAGTATCTTAGCCTTTAAATCCATACTACTATTCCTCTAATTAACTACAGATTCTACTATGTGTTCAATCTGGCCACGTAGTTTAGCCATACTTCCAGAATTGTCTATGACAATATCTAATTTATTTACTAGCACACCACTTTCACTAGCATGATTGCCAGGAATACCACCTCTACCATGTACATGAATCAGTACACCATGTTCGCGTACCCAAGCTGCTTCATTCTCGAAGCGTACATCACTAACTACCTGAAAATCATTGCCATTAGCCAGTATATGCATCTCTATGGCCTTCAACCATACATCCTCACCGATGTACTTACGTCCCCAGTCAGTGCCTAGGGTCTGCATCATATGACGTACTGACACATCGTACTTAGGATGCACTCCTGACCTATCACCTTTGTATAACTCATCGTAGGTAATACCAAGGCCAATCTCAAGCATTAGCTTTATTGGATCAGCAAATGCAATGATATCTGCCTCATAGTATTCAGCTAGGATCTCTGCAACGGTGTCTTTACCTGATTGCGCTAGTCCTGCTATACCGAATAACTTAACACCTTCCATAATAACTCCTAAAATAAAGGCTTCTGACCTTCTTCTAAATACCAAGGTATATCAATACGGCATGTGGAACATGTCTTCATATTCATACTGGTAAATGTGAGTAGATTAGTGGCGCCACACTGTGGGCACTCTTTAGTTGATATCTTTGCAGATGTAGGTGTAGCTACTAATGGCTTCTTAGCTTTGAGCTTCTGCTCTAAGTTATTAACCTTCATCTTTAACATGGAGATAGTCTCCTTGTCTCTGAACATAGCTTTCTCACCTAGATCTACAAGGTGCTTCCATTCCTCAATAGTCTGAGGCATTGGCTCACCCCTCGGTGTCATACCGTATGATCTCAGAGGTAATTGATCCTGCTGGACGTTGCTTTGCATGTTTATGCTCCCGGTCACCCTTACAAGCAGGGCAATCCCCATGACTACGACAAGATGCATCCACTGCTTTGGATCCTGTGTATGGTTTACTTTTTGTTCTACTCATGGGAACCGCCTTATCTGTTTGGATTACTCTACAATATACCAATCTTCTGCAAGTGTGTCTTCTGCGCTAGGAGACCAAGTAGTAATACTTCTAACTGTATCCATAGATACCCAGTAAGGTTGTACGTATATAACCGAATTATGTGGAATCTCATGAAGGTTGCATGTAACTTCGTTAGCCTCAATACCATTAGGGTACCCAGGCATGATAGCTACATGCTTACGACCTGCCCACTCTGCTCGTGCAATAGGCATCCCATCACGTGCATAAAACATAATGCATTCAAGTGTGGTGTAGTCTGGTACACCATCCATGTCTAACTCGTACAGACCTTCTTCTTCTAGGTTATCCTCATCTGCCTCTTCAGCGGCAATATCGTATTCAAGTTCGTCCATACGTGCTTGTAGGACATTTAGGTAATCATTCATGGCAACGAGTTGCTTACGCATCAGACGTTCTTGTTCATGTGAGATGGCCTCAGGTAGATCCTTCAAGATTACCTGTAGTTTCATTGCTTCTAAGTACAGCAATTCAAACTCTTTGGTTATAAGATCTAGTACTGCTTTATTTATAGACATTTTACTCTTCCTTCAAGTTAAGTTGTTTTTCCCATTCAGCTGGGTCTTTCCAAGCACCTGCTTGGTCGAATATACTGTTAGCCTGTTCTTCGTCGAACTCATATAAGTGAGGGACAGCAATCCAGCCCAGATTCACTAGGTGTGTTTTGTTACAGGATTTCAGTAATTCTTGATGTACTTTATCAGCTTCTTCAGAGATTTGATGCTGTTTTCTCGTCTCATTAAAATAGTGGACGTAGTAAGACGCATAAGACGAGTGTGACTGGTCTTTTAATATTACAGCACACAAAATACACCACTTAGTGGTTAGATTCTCTATGATTCTGGTAGTTTCAAGCGTAGGTTGGTACTGTCTGCCATTACATAGGTTCACCATACGGGCTCCTCTACCATTAGTCACAAACAACACAGCTTTGTCTCTCAATGCTGCTTTATAAAACTGATTAGTAGTCTTATTAGCATTGTATTTCTTATTCCTTACTTTCTTCATAACACTCCATGGAACACTTTAATGTACATATAAGTGTACAACTG